CTTGGACAAGATTTTCCAGACCTTTTTCAGAAAACTGATAGGGTTCTTGGATACTTGATCATCCCACGAAAGGTCTTGACCTCTCTGCAGATTGATAGTCCACAGTTGGATTAGCTCCTCCTTTAAAGGAGAAGGTTCATCATTTTGCATGTGATTAACATGCTCAATGAAAATAGGGTTAACCTCACGGTTAGCGCCTATTCCTCCGAGAAATCCGAGAGAATACTCTTGACTTTTCTCAAACAGTGAAAACGCTTGGTAAGCATCTTCAACTGTCAAACTGCGTGGATCATGAACAGAGGGTGTTAACCCTTTGAACATATCAACCGGGCGAATTCCTCCCTTTGGGAAAGGAGTTCGGGTCAGCTGAAAGATCTCTATCAATGCACGTTCATCATACTTTTCAAGTACGTGAATGTTCCAACAATGGCGAGGTCCCAAATATGGGATTTGAGCCAAGGTGGTCATCATCACCCTTTTCGAAGGGGGAATGAAAGTTGCACCTCGCAATCCGAATTGTCTAAAAGGCCCGAAAGGGTCTTTTGCAATCTGGATAGGACTGGACTTATAGGACGGCCAATAGCCGTTCTTGTCACAGATCCGTCCTGCGAACTCTGCCCTAGTCGAGTTAAATATCGACTTTGAGTGTGAGATGGCAACGCCTAACCGTTTCATATAGTGCTGGTAATTATACGCCAGAACACCATCGGAAATGACTACGTCATCTCCGACTACCCTAAAGTCACCTGTCTTGCCTCCTAAGGAGTACAGCAGGGCTATATGGGATAGTGTGAAAACGGCAAAACTAGGGGAGGTTCCCATGGGTTGTCCTTTAGTATACCGAACGGATTCGGTGTATTTTGGACGAAGGCTAGGAGAAAGGTGGGCATATTGCTCACTCAATTCCTTGTCCTTTTGTCGATCTGTGATCGGCAATTCCCAAAGTAGGCTGCAGATGTCGACCCAAAGGTCGATGTCTGTGCTTAAGTGGGGAAACAGTTTTCTTACTGTTTCCTCCTGGTACCATAACGGAAAGTTGTCTGTAGCACTGGATAAATCCAGAGAGAACAGTTTCTTTCCTTTCCCTAGCTGGTCCACAATCCATTCCTCTGATAAAGATTGGTTATGAACCAAGCTAACTTCTAGTCCTTCGAGGCACTTATTCGCTGCACTTTGCAGGCGCGAGGTAGCCATCTGAAGTAACCTATGAGGATTTGCTATATATCTCTTCTTCAATCCCCTGTCTTTAGTTAGACCGGCAATCCTGCCAGCTACATCGAATTGTAGCTCGTTATCATCTGGACCCCAAAAGGATCCAAATGACTGATCATAATCTTCGTGGAAATAATCCACAGAGAATATATGTTCAGAGAAGAAGGATAAATGCTTCCTTAGTAAGTTAGGGCATTGCTCCTGCAAGACCTGAAAATGTTCCAGGGGATGAGTATCCCACTCTTTCTTTTTTAAGAAAGGTACATTTTTGACCTTGCTGATCGGAAGTGCCAGATTGAAGTCTGCTCGGACAGCCGCTCTTGCCGCCTTCTTCATTTCTGAAGAGACGGTAAGTGGAATGTCACGGTCAGGTTCAGGTGTTAGCTCTACTGAAGCCTTAAAGGCTAAGTAGTCTGCCTTGGTTATCTCCTTAGATTCCCATCTGCCGTAGATCCTCAAACAGCGGTCAGCCAAAATCGATCCCTTGCGGTTTCGAGCGGCAACCTTGCTGAGGTGGCGGAAGGGTCCTGAGAAGGAACCATCCGGGTGCGTTCTTATGCTTTTGTCGGGTACCCCCGTTAGGAGGTACGCCTTCATAGCCTTAAGACGGCTAACAAGCCATTTCGTTCCCCTGTGCTTTTCCCAATGGACCAATTGTTGGACCATTTGAACAGCTACAGTGGTTTGAAATTTCTGACAGGTAAATATATCTTGAAGTATTTGTTGCTCTTGAACATTACCATAAAGGTACATGTTTGTACTCCTGGCCTTACGGCGAGAGGGTTGGCGACATATCCCGAGGATATTATTTATCAGATTGGATGATCTCCACAACTTGCTGAACAGCTTTTAAGGCTTTCAACA